TCTGCAGCATTTTCTATATCTGTACCATTAGCAGCCACATAAATATATTGGCTACCTTCTAATCCTCCTCCAAAAAGAGTTCCTAATTCTTCTACAGTTATTTTATCTGTAGAATTTGCACCTACTCTTACAATAGGTAAAACATCCACTACGGGATTTATTTGACTTCCTAATACATTAGAAAGCTCTGTTATTTTTACACTTGACATATTTTTTTTATTTAATTTTTTATTTTATAATATATTGACCACTTTGAGTAAGTAAACAATTTGAATTTTGAGTAGTGATATTAGTTAATAAATTACAACATCCAAAAACTTTTTTAATTACTCCTGTAAAGCTAATAGTTTCAATAGTTTTTCTAGGTCTAATTACATCAGTAGTAATCCACCATTGTTCACTTCTTTGTCCTACACAAAGATTTTTATTTAGTTGGCAATTGTAAATGTCCATCACTAATTTGTTTAATGACATCCAGTTTGCACCTGGTTTTTTTCTACCTCTTAATAAATAAGCTTTTTTAATAAACAAATCTGTTTTATCTTCACAACAAGCGAGGTTAAAACAAGTAAAAATGTCGTTGACAATGTCTGTCATGTTAATAAAGGCACCTTGATTGACAAGTTTATGCTTGCCTTTATAAATTGCCTCTGAAAGAATTAAAGTATTTTTCATGTATTTATATTTTCAACAAAAATAAGTATTAATTTTTATATTATAAAAAATTTTTAGTATGTAAAAAAAAAATAGGTAGCAAAGAAATCTCTGCTACCTACTCCACACACAAAACAATATATTAATTAATAATATTCTTTTTTTGTAGAATGTCTTATAGACATTCAAGTTCAATTGTTTTACCACAAGGACCTGTTGTAACAAAAGCATTCAAAGTATTTTCTACTGCAGTTTGAGTAGTAGTATGTGCTTCTGGAACCAAGATAGTTGTGATAAAGTTTGGATTCCAATTCATACCATTTGCATTCTCATTTGGAGAAACTGTATGATAACCCAATACATATTGGCAATATGTTTGATTACAATCAACTAACAAGTTTTTAGTTCTTGATACACCCAATTGAGCATAGTAAGGAGCTCCTGTAGTTTCAACTTCGCTGTTTAAACCATCGAAACCTGTACCACCTGGCATTTCATTATACTCTTCCCATTGTAATTTAGCACCATGACCTTCTGGCAATTGCATTCCTGTATTATCTACAGAAACACTTGTAGAATTTGGAGCCCATCCTGAATTTAAAGTAACTTGAATAGATCCAATAGTATATCTATCAATAATAGCTTCTGCTGGAGGGAAACATCCACAATCTGCAGTGTTTACTTTGAAAGTAACTTCGATTGCACAAGAAAATCCTGGAGCAGGAACGATTGGTGCAACTGCATCTGCTGAAGTTTTTACACTTGCCACATATTTTGACAATAACTCATTTGACTCAATAGCAGCTTTGAATTTTAAAGCAACTTCTTCACAATCATGTGTGTAGTCGCAATCTCCATCACATGTAGGACAATCTTCTGACTGTACTGAAATGGTTTCTACATGGTATCTATTTTCTGGATAGAAAAAGTTTAATGTAGGATCATTTACTTTGATACCAATTGAGTAGTTTTGAGCACAATCTGTACAAGAAAAGTTAAACTTAGCTTTGTTAGAAGCACCTTCTTGAGGAGCTTTAACACTTGCATTATCCATTGAACATGAAGTTAAAGTTTCTCCTGCTGCTAATCTAACTCCGTCTGAAGAAAGTTTAGAAGCGTTTTTGTCAACTCCAATAGCAACATAAATTGATTTTACTCCTACAATAGTAGTAGCATCTACTGCTGTATTAGTTTCAGCATTGTAAAACCCGATTTGACCTGGTCTTAAAAGATATTGTTTAGAAGTAGCATTGTAAAATGCAGTACCAGTTGGAACAATACCATATCCTGTCGCACTACCTGCAACTGCAGAAGTAGGAAGGAACATTTGTTTTTGAATTCTTGATCTCATTTTGATTTTTATTTAAAGTTTGTTAAATTTTTGATATATTTAATATTTTATTTAATTGTGATTCAAAATCTATAGTATTACCTACATCTCTCATTGCGATTAATACTGCAATATCTATGATTTTGTTTGATTGGAAAGTAGAGTTTACTTCTATATTTCTTTGTACAGCTAATGTTCCATCAGGTAGCTTATAAGTACCTCCTCCATTAATAAAATCTTGGGGATTCCCTGGACGTAAAGGTTTTCTTATATAAGTGATAAATACTTTATCAATATCAAACCCTTCATAATATAAGTATAATTTATTTCCAGACATATCCATGTTTACTCTTTCAAAAGTATAAGAAGAATTAAACATTGGATCATTTGCGTATATATCGTCCTTTTGTATGAAAAAATTCTTAATTGTTTTCTTTGGACAAGTAGCTGTAAAACATACTGAATACGACTCTAAATATCTATAATAATCTGAAGGAAGATCTGCTGTGTAATAATCATCGTTAATCTTAGTTACAGCAAGAGGGAAGTCTTTTATTTCCAACTCTCTAATATCATCTCTTCTCTTTTGATTTATTTCTAGCTGTTCACAAATATTTTCCAACCATATTATATATGCTTCCCATAAGTATTCATCAATCTGAGGCACTAAGAAATTAGCATTCCTTAAACCATCTACTTTGTTAGCATGTTGTTTAAACTTATAATGGGCATCTTTAATTGAAAACATTATTTCATTTTAGCTTTTAAAGCCTCTTCTAGGCTTAGATATAATGATGAATTTTCTGGTTTTTGTAAGAAATCAATAATATGAATAGTATCTGTTTGAAGCTGTTCTCCATTAAAGAATACTTTAACATTTTCTTTTCTTAACACAGCATATTGGTACATTTTTTCTACATTAATAGTAATCTCCAATTTAGCTTTATTTTTAGGATCTGATAATTCAATAAATAAATCTTGAATTGCTGCTAAAGTTTCTTTATTTTCATTTTCTGTAATCTTAGAATACAGTAAATCCTCAATAATGATTTCTTTCTCGTCTCCTGTTAATTTAATACCTAATGCGGTACTCATATCTCTTTTTTGTGATAAAGTAAGCTTATTGTATCTTTCGTGCAATTTGCTTGTTTTCTCACGCTTAGATTCTCTTATTGTAGCGTCTGCTACTTCATCTTCTATAATCCATTCTGCTGTTGGATGTTTTGAAAGAGAAGTTTCTCCTATAACTGTCATTGGATCTGCCGACATAATTGCATAAATCAATTCTTCTGTAGGTTTATTCAAGTCAAGAGTTTGAATATCTCTTCCTAATTTTGCTCTACACTTTGAATGTGTAAAGAATGGATCTTTTCTGTTAGAAGGATCTGCTGATGTGATTTTTTGATTAGTAATCTCATCGTTTAAAGCTAATTTTCTAACCAATGTATTAATTTGCTCATCAGTGTATCTTTGGTTAATTGGACCTAGATTGTATCTATAAGAACTTTCATCAAATTGAGGCCTAATTGTATTAGCGTTTGCTAAAAAAGCATAAGATTCTGATGCTTGTCTATAAGCAGGGTCAATATTAACTTGCCAATGCTTATTTTTTTTAATGTTTGGGTAAATTTTTACCTTTTTGTTTGTTAATGTGCTCATTTTTTTTTGTTTGTGTGTTTAAAAAATAGTAGCAACGTACTGGAAACGAACCAGTTTAAATTGGCTTATGAGACCAACGAGATGCCTTACCTCCCACCTGCTAAAAAAAGGGGTGATTAGGTGGCCCACCCCTTAAAGCCTATGGTTATTTTATTTTCCTCTTAATACTGCTGGAATTAACTCACCGCATTTTGTAACATCTTTTACCATGATACCTGCGTATTCCATTCTATGTACGGTCCAGAAGTCACCTGAGTGAGACATCATTGAACCTTGGTTGTTTCCGTAAGGGCTAGATAATCCACCTTCAAATCCGTAAGCAACATCTCTCTTAGATTTCAAGTAAGAAATATTTTTACCAAAACCGTCACCTACTCCGTAGTTTACAAATGTAAATCTTGAAGACTCTGCTGGATAACCATTCTCATCTAAAATAGTGTTGAATGTAACGTCATCGTAAGCTTTCATGTGCATAACTGTCAATGAACCACCAAATTTTAATTTGTATTGAGTCCATGGAGTTTCAGTGTAAGACAATCCTGTTGGTCCACCTGGTACTAATGAAGTTCCGTCAGTTTTGATGAAATAGTCTTTCATATCTTTGAAGAAACCTTGAGTGATTTGGTTGATAGCTTCATCAAACAATCTCAATCCAATCTCTCCTGTCCACATTACAACATTTCTTTGATCGTAAGCAACTCTACCAAAGAAAATATCTTGTAAGAAGTCTTTGATAAGACCAATAGAGAATGTATTGTAGTACTCTCTGTATCCATCTTCCAAAATCTCTTGAAGACCTGGACCTTGGTTTACAAAGTATCCTGTAGACTCGTCAATTACTGTAGAAGTACTTCTTTGATACATCAAGTGAAGTTCTTTTTCCATTTCAAACTCTTTGTTGAATTTAACCTCTGCTACTGAAGTGATATACATGTTACCTGTATTCTTTTTTGTCAATGCATTAGCAATTCTTGTTTGGAAAGCTTCTTGGCTCTCACCTGCTTTTCTTCCTGCCAATATCAACAAATCTGCCTCAGATAAGTTACCATTCAATCTACGTTGAGCAGCATCACCTGTCATTTGGTATTGTTTTCTAAATCTTGTCAATCCAGAACGGAATTTAATTTTACCGATAGCATCAACACTCATTGAACCACCTTTTACAGATGCCTCAGAATAAGTAGAGTGTAATTTCATCACTCGTGTTCCTGGTGTAAACAAACTATTGTCTACGAACAAATTAGGGCTATCAGTCATCAATTTAACTGTGTACACTGTGAAAGAACCTTCTTTAACTGGAGATTTACTTACACGCATGTTGAATTTTTTGCTGTCAGTGAATACTAATGTATCACCCTCAACATAAGTACCCAAATCAAGTTTGATTTTGAATTCTCTTTGAGCAATACCTTTAGTTAAGTTTCCTGGTTCAACGTCTTCAACGATAAGAGCTGGTCTATATCCTGAAACCATGAATTCCCATTCTACTTTGTCACCTTCAACTGTGATAGTGTCAGAACCTTGTGCAAGTTCTAATAATGGAGATGTTCCATCGAACAATGTTTTCATAGAAGCTAACTGACCCATTCCACCTAATGCATCAACGTCAGTTTTAATTAAACCTGCTTGATATAAGTTGTTTAGGTTGGTATAGTTCATACCCCAGTTACGATCACCTGTAATCGTAGGAGCTTTTATGATACCGAATTTACTTTGTGATAATTTCATGTTAATTTAATTTTGTTTGAATATTTTAATTTATGAATTCTAATTTCATTGTATCAGGTTTAACTTTTCCTGAAGCTCTTTTAAGGCTTTCTGCCAATTTGCTTTTTTCTTTACTAGCAACTTCTATTTTATCTGATTTATCCGAAAGGCCTTCATATAACTTATAAGCCAATGCTACCATTTTTTCTGGATCAGATAAATAGGTGTTTAATACCTGTTTAAATTTTGTAGCTTTTCCTACTACTTCTCCTTTATCATTTCTAATTTCTTGAGGACTAAAGATAAAATCTTCAAGATTATTTTTTTGGTTTTTAGCAATAACAATGTTTTCGCTTTTACCTTTTTGAATTGTCTCTCTAATTTTATTTACACTCTTAGTATATTCTTCTCTTTGGATACGAGCATATTCTTGTTGAGACTTAATAAGGCCTTCTTCTTGCTTTTCTCTAAAAACTTTCAAGTCAGCTTGTATTTTACTAGCTTGATTGAAAATTTTTCCTTTTTCTTTATATCCTTCTACTAAAGAATCTACTTCTTCGTCTTCAAGATTTTTTACAGAGCTTAAATATGTTTTAACTAAAGCTGTAGCATTATCTTCATCTTCAATATCTACATCCACCCAATTAGTCTCACTATATAAGTTAATGTAATCTTCAATGTTTCCTCCGTCTTTAATAAACCTAAGAACACCGTCTACTTTAGGATCCTCTACTTTATAAACGTTTTTTACTATGTTTAAAGCTCTTTCTTCAAGAGTTTGCTCATAGGCTTCAAACAAAGTTTCTTCGTTTCCATCCCAATCTTCTGGAAGATTTAAGAGATTTTTTTCTTGTAACTCTGATGCAAAAACTTTTAAAGGCTCCAAATCAGTTTCATCTGATTCTTCTTCTTCTTCAGCTACTTCTTCAGAAGCTTTTTTCTCGTTCTTTTTTTCTAGTATTGCTTTTTTCTCTTCTTCTGATAATTCCAGTTCATCTATATTATCCTCGTCTATTAAGTCTTGGTTTACTAGAGAGACATCATCATCAAGATCTTCATCATCTTTGTTATTAAGTTCATCTTCATTTAGAGTTTCTATTTTGTCTGATAAATTATTATTATCAAGCATTTCTTCGCTAAACTCTAAGATTTCAAAATCTAAGTTATTTTCTGACATATTATTTTTTTTTGTGTGTGTGAATT